ATCCTTATACATCTTAATCTCTTCCTTAAATGTCAAGCCATGTTTCTTAGCATATTCCATGACAATATCAATATGCCTTTGTGGAACATTAAGAGCAATAAGATCATGAACACCAGACATCAAATTATCATATATATCATTAGTTTTCTTACATTGTTCACTCAACCCATAATAATATTCAGTATCATCATATGGAGGACTAGTAAATATTAAATCACATTCTGGGATTTCCGAGACTCTAGCATCAGCAACCCCAATATCTGGCTCATGAAGAAGAAGGCTTCCAACAAACTCAGCCATACGTGAACATCCATCAGCCGACTTATTATTTAAATCCCTCCCAATATACTTAATATCTCTATCTATACAACCTATCATTCTCCCTCCCCATCCTATACAAGGATCATACACTATACCACCATTCGGCAATAATTTATCATATACACCACCAGAAACCCATGGTTTAAATAAACTAGGTTCAGCGAAATCTCTATAATGTCTCTTTATCTTAGTAACAAGACCATATATGTTCACATTCCTACTTTGAGACCATGTCTTGTTGATAGCATCTCTCAAAATCACAGAGTTTCCCTTATTAAATGCATGTGATATAGGGTTGTAATTTTTAAAAGAAGAATACCAAAAATGCTCATTAAAATGCTTCAATATTCTCAAAGAAGCTGAATTAGAATATGAAGAATCAAATGTCTTATCTTCAGGTATAAGTTGCTTCAAACTACTATATAACTGTTCTCTAGAAAACTTTATAGGTTTAAAATTATCCATATAATATTCAAATATTTCATCAGGATCATCATATAGAATCTTCCAATTTATGCAATAATATTTATCTATATCACCTATATCTTCGATATCATAATAGTTGTTCTTATACCAATATTTAATATTAACATTATTCTTTTTAGCGATCAACAATTGCTTAATATTCTTTTGTCTATCAACAGACTCTCTCTGCATATATTCCTTTGGCTTTATTTCAACAATATCTCCATCCACCATAAAGTCAGGAGTATACTCGAAACCTTTATACTCTAAAGTAATCGGCTCTCTCTTTACGTCTTTGACGTCATCACAAAGAGACTCTAAAAATTTCCTTTCTTGCTTACTATGAACTTTAAACTTCCCCCATTTTGTGTTGACGGTATCCTTCTTAGATTGTTTTATTCTCAAAAGTCTATATGATTCCTTCTTTGGCCTTCTTGGTATTTTGTGCTTGTCTAAATAATGGGCTGCATTGCTTACGCTTGCACCAACGATCAAAGCAATATACTGTATACTATGCTTAGAATACATATCTTTCAACCATTCGGCATCATTTAGTTTATCATATTTAGAAGGTTTTAAAAGCCCGTGTGCTGGCTTCATCATCACACCAAGAGATTTTAATTTGCGTGCTATAGTTGATGGTGCACAATTGTAGATTTCAGATATTGGTATAATCGACATATTTTGGTTGACATATAAGTCTATTAATTCGTTATCGTCTATGTCCACTTTTTGGTGTATAGCGTATTGTCTAAGCTTCAATCTTCTAACGGCATTTGATACCGTATTTGGTCGCACGCCAAGAAGTTGAGATATCTTTCTCATTGTGTATTTCTTCAATAGGCTCTTTAACTCATCTGGATCATTTAATTGGTGGCATCTTTTTGCCTCATCCATACTGCGTATGTTTATTGATGAATCATATGCGTTCAAACGTTTTACAATAGCTTGTGAAGATATCCCATATTCTTTAGCCAAGGCATACACACTAATACCAGAAACATATTTTCTATGAATTTCTGGCATTGGTAGTTCTTTTTTAAGATGATTCGTTCTTTTTGATTTTATATTATTCTTTTTTGCTATTTCTGATATTGTTGAGAGAGACACACCAATTTTCTTAGCATATTTTGAAAATGATAAGCCTTGCTTTACTTCCTTCCGAAAGTCTTCTATATCTATTCTTGGAGGCTTTTTAAGATTCAGTTTTTTAATATGCCTAGAGACGGTCGATCTTGTGCATCCAAGAATTTCAGCTATTTCTTTATGCGTGAGGTCTTGTTCAAAGAGAGTTTTAAGCTTATTATAATCCATAAATATCCTCCATTGAGTTTTATTTATGGAATACTTATACAAAAAGAGCCACCCATAATAGGTGGCTCTCATTATTGCACATCATCGAAAGGATTAGAGGTTCGTTACGTTGATAACTCCGTAGTAGAACCCTCCATCTTCAATCAATTTCTTCCCATATCTTGTCATAATTCCCTTCGAAGGAGTGTGGGAGTTAGGATCAAGAACGGTCGGGGTTGAAAGAAGTGGAATGTATGGGGCGTAGAAGTAACCTGAGTCGAGAACTGAGTTACCTTTGTGACCCAACAAGATCTTACAGTTCGGGAAGAGAGGATCTTTGTAGATCTTCATCTTGTTGTTGAGAGTACCTGCGTTGATGATTCCGACATCGAGGCCTTCTGTGGTAAATGCATCAGATGCTCGGAAGTCGTTCAACTGCTCGAACTTGGAGCAGATGTCGGATGACATGACTGCCCAGTTTGCAGGTCCTCTTTGAGTCGTGCGCTGAATGATGTTGGCAACTTCAATGAGTTTGAACATCAGGGCGATGTTGCGGTCTGTGAAGTTGACGCTTGCACCAGCTGCGGTTGCAAAGTTGTGGCGTGCTCTGATGGAAGCGGAAACGATCAGGTCGTTGATGATTTCACGATCGATTTCTGCGACCATTTCATCAGCCATCAAGTTCGTGAGGGTTTCCTCAGCGTTGATGTTGTGGACGGCTTTGAGGTCTTGAGCAGCTTCCAGTGACCATGATGTCTTGAGCTTTCGAGTGATTGCCGTAACTGAATCGGCGTCGATGCTCATGGTGACTTCTGGCTGGAATGGGTTAGCTTCGAGGTCATACTCGTAGTTAACTCTTGCGACTGCACCGCTTGGGAATGATCCTGCGGACAGGGTGATTTGCACTGCACCAGTTGAGTGGTCGAATGCTGTTGCACCAGTTGTGGTGTCATCGACGTCTAGTGTGGAGGTGAATTCTGTGCAGTCACCGATGATGATGTGGTCTGGATCACCGTCAGAGTTGAAACCAACTCTCAGGCATGGGACTGCATCATCACAGTTAGGGCTTGCATCTTCTTCTGATGCATAGACTTCGACAACGACTGTACCTGCGAGTACTGGTCGGTGTGAGAGGGTTGCTGTGACGGTTGTATTTCCACCACCGATCGTTGCGTCTTCGCCAACCACCTGCTGTGAGGTGTAGTATGGGTCGAGTGCCCAACCGTTTTGGCGTGCGTACTGCTGTGCAGTGTTTTGACGCATGATCTGTGTGCCAGCGACCGTTTGACCCTTTGTGAGAGCGTATCGGTATCTGATGTAGAAGATCAAGCTTGCTGGTTGACTCATTGGTTGGACACCAACGAGGTTATCAGCGATGAGCTTTGGGTATGATTTTCTAATCAGTGGCAGTGCGAATCGTGTGAAGTCAGCGATGTTTGATGTGGTCGTCTGATCTTCGAAGAGTACGCTTTTGTTTTTAGGGTTGCTGTGGTTCAGCTGGTTTTCAAGGATGCTTGCCATGAAACCAAGCTTGCTTGGTGTAACTTCATGGCATTTTTCGAGAACGCTTGACCATTTTTTGACAAGTTCGTTCTTTTTGGCTTCTCTGATGACCGATGCGTGATGTGTGTCAACGGGGGTCTCGGAGATTACGTTCTGGCCACGACCGGCACCTTCCATGAGGTGTCTTCGTTGTTGTCGTGCTCTTGAGTTTCTTGTTGGTAACATTTTTTCCTCGTAAGGTTAATGTGTCAGATGATCAGAGATCTTCCATGCTAGCAGCGATACCTTCGATGCTATCTGGTCTTGGCGCCTTAGGCCGTGATCTCTGTTGGTTCTCTACGATAGTTGGTCTGGCGGTAGAAGGTTTATTTGTTCTTCTTCCGCTATCGAGTCTAGTAGGTCTCTTGGAGGTTCTGCTCTCTGCTAGAACTTTTGCGTTCTTTTTGAGTTCAGAGTTTTCCTTCATGAGAGTCTTATTTCGTTGAAGAACTTTATTTGCAACTGCTATCTGGCGGTTTGCCTTTGCGATTGCTTGTTCTTTAGACTCATTGGCGAGCTTAATCTGACGCTTAGCCTGTTGTAATTTGGTCTTAATATCACCGTTGATGACTGGACCACTTGACACACCTTCAAGAGCTTGCTTGATTTTGGTGAGTCTGGTCTCGGTCTCGGATTCATTAATAGCAGACTTTCTGGCTAATTCTGCATCAATAGCAGCACTCTTTGACTCACAGAAGATCTGGAGTCTACGGGCTAACTCACGTTTGTGAGATTCCGTTTCTTCTAGACAAACCTTTTTCGCTTCAGCGATTTTGGCGTCATAGTCTCTTTGAAATTCATTTCTGACTGTTTCTTTGTATTTGCTCAAAGATTCGACGATCTTATCAGTCAATTCTGGATTACAACCAGATTTCTCAAGTAATGTTTTAATTTTGTCCATTTCCGAATCTCTATGAGTAAAACATATGTTATCTTGTTGAACTATCTATATTTTTGCATCGCAATAAAAAATTCTTCCAAAAGAGATAAAGATCAACCGAACATAAAATCTAAACTATTTAAACATTCTTCCAACAAAGAGCGATCATCAATCACATTCGAATAAGAGCAGTCTTGAATATTAGAGTAATTACTAATCTCATTTAATCCTATATATGGATAATAATAACAACTCAATCGAACATCATCTGAAGCATATTTCTGACAACATAATCCAATGAAGACATCAACAGGAGCACAAATATTGTTCCTATGACAAATATCTAATAATGGTAAACAGTTTTCATCGACATAACCTTTAACATCAGCATTTTCAAAAACTTTGCAGTCAGTTATCAAGCTATTATCAGCAACAGCTTTTATCAACTTTCTAGCACCATCCTGAGACAAAATATACGCCTCAGCACCATGCCACACAACACAATCGTCACTTTTAGATATTCTTTTAGATAAATTAACAATATCGTAATTTCTATACTCAACAGGCATAACTTCAATAAATTTATTCAAATCACCTATCATAATATCATCTTGAATTATCATCAGATAATCAATATCTTCATCTAGCATTTTATTCCAAAGAGCATAATTAGAATAGAAACAAAATTTAGTATTACTATTAATCTTAAAGTAAACATCTAAGGTATAATTGCAAGGCATATGTTCTAAAGAATATTCATCATAATCTATTGCTTTGAATCTTTTAACTTTATCATTGGATGATATCAAACTCCATCTATCCTCCCTAGAATCAAGATTGATGCAATAAATCCCATCTAAAGAAGGCCTATCTATCTTGATGTCGTCTGTGAAATCAAAACCTTTTAAAAGATCAAAATTATCACCTTTTTCAAAGTAGTAATTAAACCTATTTAAATCATTATCACACAACATGCCGACATCAGATAATGTTTTATTTATTGCGATACTGACATGTCGTTCCTTAACAATATATTCTGAAACTCTGGCATCATTATCATGTGGTATATGATAAATATAATTAGCTGCATCGAACCAGTCTATCCTTCTTAAATGGCTCATGCGATCGACAATGTCATCATCATCACGCCCATATCCAATTAAATCCTCTCTATAATATGGAAAGTTTTTCTTATAAACCATCAAAAAACCGCTTAGGTGTGTAGAATTCATGTCCCACAAAGCAGTTATATAAGATCTGTCCAATTGCTTGGGGAGCATCTTCAGCCAACTTGAATCTACATTGACATAATCGGCGTCAATCTTTAAAATTATATCACCAATCGCGAAATCAGCAGCTATATTATATGCCAAACCCAAGTTGAAATATTTCTCACCAACTACAGTCTTTAAACATACCCTAGGATCCTCTAAAATTTCCTTGAATCTTTTATCATCTTTTATAGGAAGATCTGAGTTATAATCTACTATAACATATTGTACTATATCATCAACGATAAGCCAAGATTTTATTGCTCTTAAAAGATTATCATTTCTGTTTTTGCAAGCAACTATAAGTGATATTGTGTGCTTCCTACATTTTCGACCTTCGGCCTTACCATGCTTATTATAATGTTCGATGGCCTTTTTCTCGGTATCTATACCGGCCTTCAATAGATCTTTATGCTGATTTACATAATACTTCCAATCAAACTCACTTACCAAGTTTTTGTGGAAATATTTAAGATATTGCTTCATCTTCTTTTCTATCGTAAAAATATTTAATCATTTTATCGTTTATATCTCTATTTGACCATTCATATATTCCATCATCGTTTATGAAAATGTCACGATTCGGATCGAAATTATGGTCAGAAAGCATTTTAGATACTTCATAATATTTTCTGTTGTTTGGGTGTCCGTGGAAATAATGGAAACAGTTGTTTTCTATAGAGCACACTTTGATACTGTTTCTACATGTATATGCTGACCATTTCAAAAAATCTTCTAAAAGTTTAACTGGCATAGTTTTTGCCAGTAAATGCGAAAATGCAAGATTGCTCCATTCATCCCCTAATGCGCAATATATCAAAGAATCTCCTTGTCCAGCTATACATTTATCATATAATCCACATGATAATATATCTCTTCTATAGGCCCATGCTATACCGTTCATTTTTACGTGTGGTGGGATGTCTTTTATTACGTTATGGACTTCCATTTTATTGTTCAGGTATGTTGTGGAATCAAATAGCCTAACAACATGGTAATCTTTTAATTTTTCTATAGCTCTGTCATACCAATTGTCATCGTCGAAGAACACGTCACAGTCGATATATGCAAAGTTTTCTGAGTTAGAATGGTGCAGAGCGATATTTAGAAGTCGCTCTTTTTGCCACATTATATTATTGTCGCTGCCGGATATATGTATAGCATCAGGAATATCAAAATCACCATCAAAGGAAAGCTCAACAGTTATCAACGGTCTGTTGAGTTTTTCTCTGAACTTGAGATAATTTTCTAATCTTGACTTGTATTTGCATGGGTTAAAGTAACAAGTCAATATATCCATGTTATTTCAGATCAAAGAAGCTATTTATTTCTTGCACCAACAGTTTATTGTACGCTTCGGCACTAAATTTGTTGCGCATTTTCTTGATTGGTCTGATTTTTTTGTTGAGGGATTCTTGTATGTTGAGTATTGCGCCATTTACGCTCGGCTCAGCAACAGCATCCCAAGTAACAAAAGCAAAACCAGGTTGCACCACAAAAGTTTCTTGACCATTGTTCTCGCTCACTTCCATATCACCAACACCTCTAGATGATATACCAACCCTAACGTTATGCTCGAACAAGCCACGCAGTGCTGCACCACAAGGTTGTTTGTGAAGAATTTCAGCTTCTCCGTAAACTTTAGAACCTTCCATCCATATCTTGGTAATCAAATGGCTAACTCTATCTAAATGGATCTTCGCGTCCGATGGATGGTCATATTCGCCTAAGACTGATCTACCATCGATATCTTCGTTGATTTGACGTACAGCTGGTATCAGAACATCTCTAGTTGGATAGATACGACCATTGGCATTCTGAAAATCGCCTTTTTGGAACAAACCTTTGACTCTCATAACAGGTTCCTCTCTACCACCAACTCCCTCAGTGATAGCGTTTTTCTTTTCAATAACTTGAAAAGAATGAGTGTCCTGTATGAGTTGCATCCCAACAGGGATGCAACCAGTCTCAGCTATAAGTCCTCTATTAATACTTATATTGGCTTTTCTGCTCGGAATCATTTGTTACTCATTCTCTTTGCAGTTTTAGACTTTGTTCCAGTGCCATCATCTTTGTTCAAATCAGGCCCAATAGAATCCAACTTATCATCTGAACTCTTTGGATATTTTGCACTCGGAATATCCCTGTGATTCTCCTTAGCGTGCTTGTTGAATTTTGAACTCTTAGGCTCTGTCATTTCATTGTCTTCGAAGGGAAGATCTTCGTCTTCATCCTTATCCTCTGATTCATCGTCAATTATGACTTCTTCATCATCGTCATCCTCAGGTCCTTCGAAGTCCTCGTCTTCATCCTCGTCCTCGTCTTCATCTTCGTCTTCATCCTCATCTTCGTCGCCACCTTCGAAGTCAGGAATGTCATCCTCGTCATCGTAGTCCATATCCTCTTCATCATCCATGTCGATAGAGTCAACAGGTGACATTGCATCAGCAGAGTCATCATCTTCGAAGTCATCCACATCACTTACATCAACGTCATCAGAAACTTCAACGTTGATCTCACCATTGGGACCAGTGGTTATTTTAGCCATGGCTTCCTGCAAAGCATCATCTTCCTGGGAAGAAATGGGTCTCAACTGTTCAATGGATTGGCTTAGCCATTTAGAAAATGGTGCAGAATCACCTTCAGAAAGACCAGCTGCAGCATAAGCACTATCATAAAGATGTCTTGGAATAGGAATATCAGTACCACCATCTTCACTCAAGATAACAGGTTCAATCGAAGGATCTCCACCATGATCAAGAATGAATTTGACGTTATTCATTTCACCGAGGATAGCATCGCTTTGAGATTCAATCCATTCAATTTCAACTGGGTTCACAGCATTACGCTTGTAACCCATACCACGCATCCTTGGGCCTTTGAATTGATCTTCGGCGAAGTCATCATCTTCTTCTTCAGCTTGCTCTTTCCAATCGAAGTCATCATCATCTTCGTCATCATCGACCTGATCATAATCAGACTCAAACAATTCAATAACCTGACCAATAGCAGGACCCATCTTGCTCTCGGGAAGTCTAAGACCACTTGCTTTAATTCCAGCAATGGCCATATCCTCAAGATTCTCTAATAGGCTCCTACCATTTAATTTGTTCTCTTCTGCTATTTTGTGCATGATATTGACGATAGAACGAAGCTTCATATCGTCTTCAATAGCCAAAGATCCATAATCCTGTATAGAATTAAAATTGACAGAACTTTCTCTGAAAGAATAAGGATCATAACCTTCTTCAAGATCCTCTTCATCTTCATCATAAGGACCATCGGCACCATGAGCTTCATCAGTGTCGAATTCGTTCTTCATCTCATAGTGTTGAGGCCTAGATTCATTGAAAGGAGATCTTCGTCTATTGAAGCTTTCTGGGAGACTTAGACCACCTTCTTCTCCCTCACCTTCACCTCCAAGATCAATTCCTTCATCTGGGCCGCCTTCACCACTTAAAATGTCAGCAATATCCTCACCAGTTTCTTCAGGTTCAGAGTACTCGTCCTCCATGCCTTCCATGTCATCCAAACCACCAACTTCGTCGAGACCGAGATCTTCCGAAGAACCGCCGCTTGAGCCACCAATTTGAATCAAAGGAGAATTGATATTGATTACGGGAGAACCTTCTCCACCACCAAGATCAAGCATATCTTCGTCATCTTCAGCACCGAAGAGATCTTCTTCACCACCTGGCATTTCGTCGAAATCGCTGAGAGTTTCATTAGAAGCCAATTCCTCCTGAATTGTAGCAATCAGATCTTCAGCTTCATAAATGGCAGCGTCATCGAACTTAGGGTCTTTCAATCTATTGATAAGACCATCAAGCTTACTGGCAAGCTCATGAGATTCTTTAATCTTTGGAGTCTTATTTCTTAAAACCTCCAATGTTGTTGCAAGGGTCTCTGCAGCAACCTCGCGATTAGAAACAGCCTCGAACATCAAATCCAAAAATTTGTCATAAGCAGCTTCAAAATCTGAAGATTCAGAGAGTATTTGTACATTTTCTGCAAGTACTGGGTGCTCTGATCTCTTAGCGATTTCTTTCCACTCGCTGACGATTTTAGCCTTACTGATTTTCATATTGGTTCTATGAAAGAGTTTAGCTGTATCGTTACACAATTCCTGATTGAACACACCACAAGCAGCCATGGTATTCTCTACAAGCTGCTTGCTTTGTCTTGAATTCAATAACGTAAATTCTTCGAACTCTTCCAAAAATGGCTTAATTGTTTTTACAGCCGTTTCAATCTTACCTTCGGCTACGAGAGAGGAGATCTGCAACATTCTCTTCTGAAAGCCTTTAGACCAGTAAGCATCCTTGGCTGCCTCAGCCATCTTTCTAGCTATAAGCTTTCTAGATGACCATTTAGTTACAGGCAATTTTACTCTATCACCATCATTGAATGTACCAGCAACAACGTGATCATTTTCAACTATAACTCTGTCTTGCATTCCTTCAACTATGCAAGAAACAAGCTTCATTCTGGTAGCATTGTCAATGCTTTCTTCAGTAGCAACAGTAATCTTTCTAAGGACACCGTCATGACATTTCACATAACCAGAAAATGGAACCGATTTACCAGAGAACCGATTGGCCTTCATTCTGTTGTAAGCACTACCGATGGACTTAGTGTCATTTTCCTGAAGAGCATTTATAAGACGATAGCAGGATTCGCTAAAGATTCCGTTCTTTTGTTGATCAACGATGTTGACCTTCCTGATATTGTTGATGTTGACCTTGCGACCATCTTTTGAATGGTTAGCAATATAATATTGATTGGTATCAACATCTTCAAAATACAATTCTTTTGTTTTTAGGGCAGCAAGACGCCAATTCTTATTGGCTTTTTTACCCATCTCTTTGATTCTGTTTTCAAAGACAGTCACTTTTGACTGTGCAGAATCATTTATTGCACTCAAAAATTTACGGCTATCAATGGTCAGAGGTGCCGTTTTTCCCATCACTATAACTCCTGGTTGTTACATTATAATTCATTAAACATTAGTATTGTTTAACACAAATAACGTTTAGAACTACTATTAAGTTTGATTGGTGAATAATTAATTTGGTAAATCTTCATCAGTTATATCAATATCTTCATCCAAATCATCAAAATCATCGCAAAGCACGCTCATAGTCTCACTCATAACATCATCAGCTTCATCAGCAGTAGACCACTCTACAAGAATGCCATCACTATTATTGGGATTATAATAACCACTGACTCCTACTTTAGCATCTTTCTTAGAAGAATCATAAGCCTCAGTAGTAAGGCCATCCAACTCATTGCTATTCAACATATTCTGAAAATGATTCGTACTGTGTGTCTCACGATCAGATTTACCAAGATTGTCAGCCCATTCATTTAGCAACGCCCTTAGCTTATCCTTCTTCTCAACATCTTCCATTTCACTGATAAGCTTCTTAGCGGCATTAACATCAAAACCTTCTGGCAATCCGGCTGGTTCCTCACCACCCGGAGCAGATTCTTCACCACCACCTTCACCTAGATCTGGCATCTCACCTTCACCTTCACCCTCGCCTCCACCAAGACCACCAAGACCACCAAGACCTCCCATTCCACCCATTCCACCACCGCCGCCTCCTCCACCACCACCTCCTTCTGATTCTTGTCGCTGAATATCATTCAACTCTTCAATCTCATCAGGTGACAAATCGGTAAATCTAGTAACAATCCACTCCTTAGGAAACCAGCCAAGATCCTTAAGCTCCGCCATAACAGAAACTCTAGTCTGCCAAGTTTCGATCCTATACAATTCCTCCATGGCAGAAGTGGCAGACATCATAATATCAAACCCCTTCATATCTTCAACAGTATAACCCCTAAGAGCTAAATGAACAATAGCAGCCTTAGTTAAACCAACAGTAACCTGCCTCTGAACCCATTGAACAGCCTTCGCAAATTCACTATGGGATTGAGACAAAGATTTTTCGCTAGCCTCACCACCATTTTCGCCAATACCAACCCTAGCAAAAGGAATTTTAGTAGGAGCAACCATATTCTTCTTGAAATACTCAATATCAGCTATCTGATCAAGATTCTCAGCACCAGGCAAAGTGTCAATATCAGGCCCAGAGCCATCAGGCCTCCTAGGAAGCAAAAAATCATCTTCCTGAACCAAAGGCGAATACCTCTCATCAAAAGTACCTGTCGTTGGATTATAAAACCTCTGACGTTTATAATTCCTAGCAATCATTTCCAAATATTGTGGAACTTCCTGTGGTGGAATCATACCAACAGGGATAAAGAACTTTCTACGTTCAGGAGCCCTAGTAATTCTATAAATCAAAGCAGCATCTTCCATAAGCCTAAGCTGCTTAAAAGACTTCCTACCGCCATCAATAATAGCACGACCATAAGGATGAAAAATATTATCATAACTAGTCAAACGCATGTGTACAACTTGCCAAGGATGTAAAAACTGAGGATCCTCAGTCTCATCCTGATACACAAAACCAACAAGATCACCGTGCCTAGTTTCCAACCTAGTAAAATTATACACATTCATAAACTTCAACGAAGTCACAGAATCTCTATTATGAGACGGCACGATCTCAAAAGGCATATCTCCATACTTACATAAATATCTAACAGCCGACCTACAATTGGAATCCCATAACAAAGTATCAAAGAAAAACTCCTCAAGCTCTCTTTTCAATCTCCTATTTCTTGCTCTAATTATTAAAGTATGCTTCCTCTCTGGATCTACTAAGCTGGCCTCATCTGCATATAAATCAAGAGCCAGAGACATAACTCCAGTTTCATCCATCTGGTCATAGTCTTTATACCTCTCGAGCCTATTGATATGAACAGCGGTATTTTGCAACAATGAAGCTTGATCAGCGACATTGCCAGTAGCATTAGAGAAGAGCCTATCAACATCGTATTCATCTCTATAATTATTCTCAGCTTGATATATTCTATTGCGTTTAGCTAACGCACGAATTCTATCAAATACCAACCAATTGCTAGGCATATCAACTCCAACCGAATGACTATTATATATTTACACAATATTAAAAATAACTTTTGGGATCAGCAACAAGCGG